CTGTGGCGGCGTCTGTGTGCGATTTTTGAGAGCCTCGATTTGCGCGAGCGAATCCCGGAGCGTCGCCGCGCGCGCGTCCTCCCGTTTGGCGGCCTCGGCAATGATGGAGTTCTGAGCGTCGAGCGTGGCCTTCAGACGAATGCCTTCCTCGCGCGCCCCAATCCACGAACCGCCGACGATGCCGATGATCACGAGCGCGAGCAGCGTGCCCGCGATTTCAAGTTTGTGTCTTAGGGTCAGCATCCGGTCCTCCTGGCGTGCTGGGCAAGTTCGCTGCGAGCACGTTCTCCTGAATCGAATGCCCGAGTACGAGACCGCCGAGCGTTCCCATGAACCCGACGTAGACCGCCGTCAGCTTGCCGTAAACAGCCATCGCGTGCCCCGCGATAAAGAACGCGATGAAAAACGCAGTGGTCCTCCCGTGTGTGACCTGGAGGACCTTGTGCGAGAGTTCCCGGAGCCATTCCATCCGACTCATAACTTCTTTTCGATATCCGAGATCACGGCCGCGACCTTCGTTTTGGCCGTCGCGGTGTCAGAGTCGAACGCGGTCAAGAGTCGCAAGCGAAAAGCCTCGAGCTCTTTCTTCGACGCCGCCGCCTTCTCCGCGAACGTCGCGTGGAAGATGGCGCCGACAATGATTCCTCCGATGGCGCAGATAGCTCCTACGATGAACAAGTGCATTTAAGTTACCTCCTGTGAAGTGCCCGCCGCTGGCGGGGGATTTCTTAGCGCGGCCACGAGCCGCGTGACGGTGTCGATAAAACGCGGCCAGCCCGTGAGGCCGCCGTTCACTTTGCGTCGGACCATTTCCCAGTTTTGCTGGTCCGCGGCCGCGGGGACGCCGCGCTCGTGAAAGAACAGCGCCAGGATGTCCGCGGAGACGGCGGGATCGAGCGCCAGGTCGGGATTCGCCACGAGGTCCTGGCCGATTTCCGCACCGAAGTGCGCGTAATCCCATCGGCCGGTGATCTGAACGAACCCGCGGCCGCGGAACCGCACGCCGTCGCCAGGCGTGGTGTTCCCGAGATCCTTCCGGTTCTCGTAAAGATTTGTGAGGTACGCGGGACCGCCCTGCTCTTTGATTGGCCCGAACTTTCCCGTTTCCACACAGACGGTCGCGATGGCCGCGACAGCGCACAGCGGCGAGTAGATCCCGCGCTGGTCGAGCGCCGCCTCGATGAGCGGCCAGTTTGCACTGACATTCACGAACGGACCGTAGGGTCCGAGGATCGCCGCGATGATTTCTGGCGAGAGCGGGAAGTTCATTTGCGCTGCACGTATCCCTTCACCACTTCGTAAAGCACCGTCACGATTCCCGAAAGAAGGGCGGTCATGATCCAGTTCTTCATTTTCAGAGCCGACCCCGCGCTTTCGAGGGTGCGGATTTTGTCGTGGGCGGCCTTGATGTCCTGCGACGCCTTTACCATCTGCCCCTGGATGAGCAGCGCGTCCGATTCCGCTTTTCTGCGCTGTTCTAGCTGCACCGCCTCGAGCGTTTTCAAAACATAGAGCCGCTCGTCACGCCATTCGCCGGACGTTTCGACAGGACTCATCGGTCCACTTTCGCGATTGTCACGTCGCACTCGAAGAGTTCCTTCGCGAGTTCTTTCATGCGCTCGGTGAGAGCCGTCGCCGCGGTCTTCCGAGCCTCGTCGATTCTCGCGAGCAGCAATTCCCGCGCGAGGTACGGCGCGAGCGCCCTGCGATAGTCGGCGTAGTCCGGTTCCCGCGGACCCTGGCCGGTCTTCTCGAAGCGCGCCTGCATCTTCAGCGCGAGCGACCGCGCGACCGCGGCGATGCGGCCCGCTGGAGTTTCTTCGTGTTCGAGTCTTCCGTTCATTTCACTCCATGATGCAGACCACGGCCGCCGGCAGCGTCGGCGGCGCGGCGAAAAAGAAAGCGACGATTGCCGCGGTGAACACGAATGAACCTGCGTCGTTTGACGTTGCCGCGAACGTTCCCACAGAGCTGGCAATCTGATACAGGTTCAGGTAGTAGCCGTACGTGTCTTGAATCGTCGTCCAGCCGCCTCCCGCACCGCCTCCGCTGCTTGCTCCGTTGCCGTCGTACACGGAGCCGTAGATGAAAGTGCTCGGCTTCGTCGTCGTGATATTTCCAGAACTCTCAGCGCCGGTTCCTTGCGCGCCCGCCGACTGGTCAATCGAATTGGCGCCGGAGATTTCGCACCCGTAGATCGCGGGATAGTAGGCGGTTGCCGGGAACGTCGCCGTGATCGTGATCGACGTTCCCGGCTTGGTGATGATGGCCCACCAGAGCTGTTGACCTGGGGGGTTAGCGCCGCCGGAACCTTGCTGGAATGTGTACGGGACTTTCTGCCAAACGTTGCCGCCGCCCGCCGCATCGTCCGCGACCGTGATCGCGTCCGTCATCGTGTTGTACCAGGCCAGCGTGATGACGGCGACGTCGCCCAGATCGAACTCCAAGCCGGCCAACGTCGCGGCCGCGACGCTTCCGCTCGTGCGAGCGAATCCGTAGGTTCTGACGAATCCCGGCATTAGGACCTGACCCCCGCGAGCGTGATTCCGACGTCCGCGAGCGTCGCGTCCGCCGTCGCCGGCCCGTCGATTTCGAGTAGATCGCCCGCGGCGAAAACTGCGGCCGCAGCCTGCGTCCAGATTCCCGCCGCGGCCGCGGCCGCGAAATTCACCGTCGCGAACGCCGTGCCGTTTTGAGAGAACGTGAACGTCGTCGAGGCCGTCGCATTCGCCGAGCCTTCTGCCAGTGAGAGAGCAGCCCCCGCCGGGAACGTCACCGCGCGCGCGAGCTTTACGCGGAGGAGCTTCTGATTGTTCGCGCCGACTCCCGGAGCGAATACGGAAACATCGAACGGCTTCGCATTGAACACGAGAGCGGTCGCGCCGGCATTCACCTCTACGGCCTTGCCGCCGGCGCCGGTGTACGCCGCGGGGACATCGGTGAGCGCGACGAACGTCGACGCGCCGCCGGCGAGCGCCGCCCACGCGCTGCCGCTGTAGACGTACACGAGGCCGTCGGCGAGATTCGGAGCCAGCCAGCCGAAATTTGGAGCGTAGAACTCCCAGAGCCCGCCAGGCGTCGCGGGATTGTCCGTGGTCCACACCGCGATGGCGTTCGCATGGCCGGACCACGCGCCGGTCGGGGAGCCCGCGACGATATAGCGCGCGCCGTTCGCCGGCGAGCCCGGAGGAGCGGCGAGCGTTTTCGAGATCACCGCACACTGCACGAGCACGTCGATTGCCCGGAGGAAGAAACGGAAGTCGACGTCATACGTGTCGCCCGTGAGCGCGTTGATTAACTTTCCAAGATTCGGCCCGTAGCTATCGCTCATTTTTTCACCCTCCAAAGTCCGCGCCGAAGTCCAGCCCGAATCCGCCCGTCGGCGGTGGTGGACCCGACGGCGCCGGCTCGATGAGATACCCGGCGTAGACTTTCACCTGCACACCGCCCGTGCTTCCGGGAACCTGACAGATCGCTCTGACCTTCACCGCGAACGTCGGCGCCGATGCACCCGCGGCGACGGCCTGCTGAACAATCTGCCGCGCCACAATTCCGGCGCCAGGCGCCGCCGACGCGAGCGCCGTCTCCACTCCGCCGACAATTGCGCTCACTTCCCACGCCGGCAGCGTCTGCGACGGCGCCACGAGATCGTTCTCGGTAACTTCGAAGTCCACCACGAGAGCGCCGGTGCCTCCGGTAATCCCGTTCATCAGGTTCGCTTTGACCGCGATGACGTCCCCCGCGGCGCCGGAGCAGGTGAGCAGCGCGAACGTCGTATCATCGCCGTCGATGATGTTTCCCGGATTCGCGCACGTCCCGGTGAAGATGTCGTAAACCCCGGTCACCACTGCGCTGTTCGCCCAGAAGCCCGGAGGCCAGCCGCCGCCGCCGGACGGCTGCACCGCGATGGCCTTCAGCGTCGTCGACGCGATGATCGAGATCGGAACGGTGTACAGCGTCGAGGCGCCGGTCGGCGTCGAGCCGTCCGTGGTGTAGTGAATTTCGAACCCCTGGTCCTGCAGGAGCGTGACCGTTTGGTGCGCGGAATATTCGCCGCCGCCCATGCCCGTGGGAGCGTCCGCGATTGCCGGGATCGAAGCGAGGCACACGAGGACCGCGTTCACGATGGAAGACACGACGGCCCACGCCGGGTTCGCCTGGAACGGGAACCCGCTCGGATCTCCGGTGGTATCGAACGTAGCCTGCGAGCCGAGCACGCCGCCGCCAAGACTTCCGGCGGCCGCCGTGTTCGGCTCGTACTCGCGGCTGGTCCAGCCCGAAACCGTCGGATTGATGTTCCCGGTGCGCGTCGAGAACACGAGCAGCGCGTAATCGGAGATCCCCGAGGGTGGGCTCGTCTGGATGAGCGTGCCGAACGGAAACGAAAAGTCCGACGTCCAGCCGATTCCAGAATTCACACCGCTCGCGTCGGTGACGAACATTTGTCCCGAGTCCGGCGCGACCTCGTGGATCGAAATAAACATGAGACCTGGGGACGCGGCCGTGGCCACGACGGCGCCGTTCGGCCCGAGCTTCGAGTAGGGAATCAAAAAAATCTGCGTGAGGATGTCGCCGCCGAGCGGAACCGTGGACTCCGCCCACGGCCGCCAGGCGCCGTGCAGCGTGTCGGCCACATTGATCACGGGATACGGCGTGGAATTGCTGTTCACATCGATCCACGTCACCGCGGCGAGCAGAGCGTTTCCGCGCGCGATGGTCGCCGGGAACGATTTCGATACCGTGTTCCCGGCAGCCGAGAGAGCACTCGCGGATTGGACGAACGCCGGCATTAGAGGAGCAGGCCTCCGACCTCGGTCGCACTGAACTCATAGCGGCCAGGAGATGGAAGTGTCGTGGTGGTGCCGAACATTTTTGTCGAGATCACCTGCGCGAAATAACTCGATAGCGCGCCGACGTTCGAATAAACCTCGAGCGTCGTGAGCTTCGTGAAGTCCGGGTCATCGATGCCGCGCTGCGCCGCGGTGTAGGTGAACGTTTCCGCGGCGCCCACGTTGACCGGAGCCCCGACGGCCACGCCGGCGATTAACCGCTGCACGGTGAAGAATTGTCCGACTTCGCCCGTGACATCGGTCGCGTCTTGCTGAACGGTGAGCGCCTGCGTGAGCCGGTTCCTCGAGCTCCACGAGACCGTGAAGTCGCCAGGCACGCTCGCCGGCCGAACTCCGTACGCATGCCCGTTCACGCTGATGTTGCCCGGAGGATACGGACGCAGGAACCGCGAGCGCGTGGTGAGCGTCACATCGGACGCCGTGGCCACGTCGAGCTGATCGATGGACGTGTTCGGAGTGAAGCGCGCCGTCACCGTGAGATCGACGGGATACGGCGCCTGCTCCGTGACTTGCATCCCGAGCGAGAAGAAAAACACCTCGGCGCCGGACGCGTGGTCCGCGGGGACGGTGTCGAGCAGCCCGCGCGCGACGCCGGCGATGGAGTAGGTGCCGTCCGAATTCAGCGTCGGCGTGGTCCACGCCAGGATCTCGTTATCGATCATGCAGAGATTCGCGCCGGCGGCGTACTCGGTAGCGGCCGCGGCCTCGAGCGAGTCGAGGTCGACGCCGCTGGCTGCAGAGAGAACGAACCCGGTCGAATCGAACGCCGGCCCACTGGCGGCGTACGCGGCATTGAGCACGCCGACGGGACAGAAACTCGACATCCGGCCGGAGTCGACGAACCCGGCGCCAGGGTTGACCCAGATCTCGAAGGACTTCTCGTACACCGCCGGATCGCGCGCGGCCATCGCCAGCGCGTAGATTCCAATCGGGAGCGTCGCGCCGTAGCACAGCGCGTAGGGGAGCTCCACGAGCTGCTCGGCCGAGCACGGCGTGGCCAGGCCGGCCGGGTTCACCCAGCCCGACGGAGGCGGAGCGACGAACGCCACGCTGTTAATTCCGAAGATGTCCTCGACGGCGTCGATGCTGATCTTCCCATCAGTGAGCTCGCCGTAACTGATTCGCGTAATGCGAAACACCTGGTCCACCACGCCGAGCGGAACCCACGTGAAGCGAAAGAGTCCGCCAGGCCGGTACTGCCAGGCCGTGCGGTTCGCGATGAGCTTCATTTTCGCCAGGGGATACGTGAGCGTCTTCAGGACCCGCATGGCCACGAGCGCCGCGGAGGCCTCGGAGCTCAATCCCTTAAAGTCGAAACTTTGCGAGCGCACCTCTTGAGTCACCGCGATATTGGCCGGATCGTACGCGCGGATCGTGCGGTCGGTGAAATTCGCTTCGCGTGAGGCGTAGCGAATGGTCAGGAGGTTCGAAGTTTCCTCCCACGAGCCGCGTGAAAAGTCCGGCGTCGCCAGGACGTTGTCGACGGTCAAAACCGGCAGCGTCGTCGGGTCGTACCCGCCGCGCGCGAGCACGATGGTCCACAGCCCCGTCTGCGGGTCGGTGTAGACGAGCCCGTCGCAATGACGGAGGAGCTCACCGATGAGATTGTCCGCGCTCGCCTGCGTGTCGAACTGCATCGAGATCCCGAGGCCTTCGCCGGCCAGGGTGACCGCCGCGGCTTCAAAACTTGCCGCGTCCATTCGCGCCGCGGGGATGCCGAGACCGTAGTCCACATCCGTGAGGCATTCGTACACACACAGCGCGGGGTTTGCGTCGCCGGCGATGTTGGCGATACTCGAGCCCTGCGCGAGCGGATCGGGACAGCGCCGCACTACCGGCGCGAGCGGCTTCAGGTAATTCGAGGTCCCCACATAGAGCTGCCTGAAGACCATGTAGCAATTCCCGCGATACGCGGAGGCCACGTGGGAATGCTGCGTGACGATGGTGAACGTGTCGCCCGGAGCGAACTGCGTCGAGCCCGTCGCGATGAGGACGTTTATCTTCGAGCAGGAAAATGCCTGGTCCGCCCAGCAAGCGTACGAGGCGTCGCTGTTCTCCGTGGTGTTGCTTTGCGCGCCGGAGACGGAGCCCACCACCGAAAACTTCATCTTCTGGAACGTGGCGTGGAGCACGTTCGCGTCGATGCCGATGGCGGTGATCGTGAACGTTTCGTCGAGCGAGCCGCTGCCGGCGGACAGCGAAGTGATCAAACCGTTTCCCACGCCGTGGAAGTCGCTGCCGATTCCCGACTGGTCCGTTACGATGCGGCCCTGCTTCGCGCTCAGGTAGTCGTCCGGCTGCTGCGTTTGGAGCCCGCGGTAAAACGCGATGATGCCGGAGATCCCACCGCCGCCTCCCGGAGCGGTCCCGCCGAAGAGATTCGGCCCCGACGCGGTGACTTGGATGTAATTCTCGCTTCCGTCGCCGTTCGTGATCACCTCGGTGGTGATCGGGATGTCCTTCTGGTCCGCCTCGATTTGAACAAGAGCGTCGACCGGCCCGCGGCAGAGCATGAACTGACAGCCCAGAAAATATTTGTAGCCGATGATCTGCGTCGAGAGCAGCGAGGCCCCAAAAGAGAAAATGGCGCCCATGACGTTCGTGGGAGGATTGATAGCTTGGGATTTCAGATCACCCCACCACACCGTGTTCCCGCCCCTGATCATGCAGGTGCCGAAGACCACGGGAATCGCGCGGCCTTCCTCGGCCGTCGGGACGGAGAAGTCCCCGAGCGCCGACGGCTGCGGCCCCACGGCATGCGGAGCAATCAGCGCGCCCACTACGGTAGTCGCGACAAACATCAGGAGCAGTAGCCAGAAGAAGACGTCACCGCCTTTCGCGCGCGCGCATCAGCCGATGCTCGCGCTGCCATCAAACGGGTTCACCGTCGGAATCAGGTCGAACCCGAGGAAACTGATCGTGCGCCCGTAGTGGGAGCACGCCGAAAAGTTCAGCGCACAGCCGGCCGTCCCGGAGACGGACGCGCCCACCGTGAGGCCATCGATTGCCGAGATGAGAGTCACCGTCGCGCCGGCTTGAGCGACTACCATGCGGAAGTCGTCGCCCACCTGCA